GAATAGGATATTCGGAAAAAAAAGGCTTAAAACCAACCAAAATCAGAACTAAGCCTTTGATTTATATGGGGTGGCTGACGGGGCTTGAACCCGCGACGACCGGAATCACAACCCAGTTTAAATATATTTAAAATCAATATGTTAGCGTTGATTTTCCTAATGAAAACTAGGGTTTTGAAGGTATATAAATCAATGCGTTAACAAAAAACGTTAGGAAGGTTTTGCTTTATTTGGCGGGAAGTGTCTCAGTGATTTTTACTGTTATTCACTTTAATTACAGAAATTGCTTCGCGCGCATAGTTACGATACATGCTCACTTTGTCAGTAAACTTTAAAAGAATTGAATGTGACACAATGCATGTGTCCATGCCTTTTTTGCAGGTTGACAGTTGCTTTAGCTCGTTATCAGTTAGCTTTGGGAAAGCTGGTTTTTCTGGAACAGCTAAACGAGGCGTGGTGGGCGTAGTGCTGCAGCTAGTCAGTATTAAAATCAGAAAAGTTCCCAGCATCAACGTTATCGCGGTTCTGTTGAAGCTCCATTTTGGAATGTTGCTTTTCATCTTGAAGTGCCTCTCTGGATTCATTTTCAATTTCATGTTGCTCAGTTATTACTTTGTTTTTCTGCGACTCTTTTCCCATACTAAAGACCTTTAGGAAGGCTAAGAACCCGGCTAACAAAACACCTAGTAATGCATATATTTTATTCATTTCGCGCTCAAAGGCTGTGTGGTAACAACACGCAATACTTTTATGGCGATACCGACAGCCATAATTGCATAGCCGTAATAATCACCTAATGCATTTTGCAGAAATGGCAGATTTGTTTCTATTACACCCAGTGATGTTACTAAAATGCCAAGCCACATCGTTTTTGATTTAAACATTTTGATCTTCTCCTGATTCCATCATCATTGATAACTCAACAGCTCGATGGCCGACTTGCCTGGCCCATTTACTATCAAGCATTTCTTGTGAAGCTTTCAAGTACTCTCCTGCGTTAATAGCTTTAATTGTCTTTTTGAATCCCATAAATCTTGAAAGCCCGAGATTAAAAAGCATGTCTAATATTACAGTTTGCCTTGTTTCGTTAAGCTCAGAAAACCATTCGAAATTTGAAGCATCTTTTTTAGCTGATTCAATATCTTCATCAAGCATAAACATAGCCAGCTTATTTGAAATAGGTCTTTCTAAATTACGACCTACGCCAACCGTTAAAATACCTTCACTATCTAAATAAGGAGTGAGTTTTAATGCTTCATGTTTGATAAGAAGTTCTTTTAAATTCATTTGCCTACGCCATTTATCCGCTTGTGAATATCTCGAATATCATCATTTGTTTCTTTATGCATATCCTTAACATCGGTTTTTAATGTAGAAAACCCATCTTTTATATCCGCTCTTAATGAATTCAGAGTGTCATTAAAATCAGATTTTTTTACATGATTTCTTTCGTGCTCATCTAACTGTGTTCTCGCCCGTTTCAAGTGCCAACCAAATAAGCCAAGCGTTGCGAGGATCACATACTTTATGAGATCCCAAACTTCCTTTGCAAAGGTAACCGTTCCGTCAGGCATTAAAATAACTCCATGTTTGATAAATTGATAACCCAAGCCAGAAAGTTGAAAGTAAATGGCCTGCGGCATTATTTTTATTTACGAAATATTTATAGTAAGAAAAAGGATTTGCACTCAATACAACGAACGTTGCAAAGGATATAGGCCATGCATGCCAAGCTTTAACAAACCGGCGCATATCTCTTGCGAGTTTTGCATCACGTTTAAATTTATGCCTGTACGTCTGAGCATTATCGTATTCGTTATCATGTAATGCACAAGCTGGAGCATAGCCAAGCGTATCTAGAAAAGGGAATGAGCAAATCATAGTGCCTTCTTAAAAGGTTAGGGTGTATATCTGGGCTGTTGATGTATGTTAGGTGTTGCTACACACCAAAGCTCTTAATAGAGAAAGATGTGTTGATTGGTGTATTTGTTGGGTCATCAAACCAAAGGACTTCAAATATGTTGCTTAATGAGGCAAGGGGAACCCGAATCATTACATTAACACTAGACTGGTATGGCAGCGAACCTGCTGAATTGTTATCTGCGTATAAAGCTACTCTCGAATGATAGGCTGTAGCACCCTCTTTGTAGAAAGCACAGAATGAATTTATATTGTTACCAGTTATTCCGTTCGAAGCCCAAATAACAAATAAATCCACATACCTTGCGTTTGCTGGAATGTAGTCTAAAGCACTCCATATATAGTCAGCGCCGCTCCCAGTTGGACCAACAGTTGTTAATGCACCTTCTGTGATTACCCCTGGTACATTAGAGAGAGTGACAAAAACTGTGCTGTCGAATGTATACTCTTTAGTCGTTAAGAAAAAATTGGGAACTGCTGGTGCTTCAGGAATAGGCGTAACCACTAACGGCCGTTCATCTGTTATTTGTGTGTTATAGATGGCTGTGTCACTTGTTGCGAGCAATATTTGACAGATTGGGTAACGATCGGCAGTGTAATCTGGCGCGCTAGGTGATGCCGATTCAACGCCTGTTAATATGCTGTAGTTGCCAGTGACAGGGTCAACTTCAATACGATCAATTCTTGGGTTTGTTACAGGTGCTGTTATAGTAGACGTAACTCGTGCAGCCTCTTCTATTAATGTCCCCGATGCAAAATCCCATATTCTCCCTGCTTCCATATCCACAGTCATTGCCGGTGTTGAACTTTCATGCGGATAAAAATTAGTTGCTAATGATGCATTAGCACGTATAGAGGAATCAACATTATCTTTATACTCTGGGAATGTATCCACTGATTGATCTGGTGGCTTGTAATCATAAACGGCCATATTATACTCCTGTTGCTTTCCAATCTATTGTTCCGCCAACCTCAGTGCCTGCGCTATTGAAAACATGCACTTTAAAGCTGGTTCCTGTAATTAATTCTCGCGTTGGGTAAAGCGCGGCTGTGCCTTGTATACCTACCTCTATAAATGGAGGCAAGTTAAACTGGGTTGCAAATGTGATAGTGGTACCTGACGCGCCAATAACAACTGACTCACCTCGTTCCGAACGTTCAACGGCATCTAATGTGTTAGCCATTCCCGATATAATAGGGATGCCAACTGATGATTCATTATGAAGTTGAACTTTTACGTATCGCGCGGTTAGTGAACCGATAGACCATGATTGCCATCCAATATAATTGCCTGCGTCCAGTTTATAATCTATTTCATAATGTGGATCAGCTTCACCTGATATTGCGAGAGGGTGTAGCTTTGACTCAATTAAACTAAAAAACCGGGCAGATGCATCAAAGCCAAGGTCAATCGGCGTAGCAATTTCATAATAAGCATTGGCAACAGGATCAGGAACGGAATTATCAAAATCAGACCAATCTATGAATGTGGACATTAGTGCCGTGCCATTCGGCATAATTGATCCATTAAAGAGCTTAATAAATCCTGTCAGCGTCCCAGACCAGTCAGGCGACTCTTCGATAGTTGTTATAACATCATAATCACTAACAATTGTTGCACTTGATGTTGCTGCTGTTGCTGAATAATTCCCAGATGTATCGACTGCTTTAATCATAAAGGTCCAAGAACCATCGGGGATGTCTGCAGAGGTTACGTTTGTACCACGAGTTACTGATGTTAATTTTATACCATCACCCCATGTATTCGCTGCGCCTTGTGTTATGTATCTTATTTCATAACCAGCCAAATCAATGTCGGGAACTTGAGACCACTTAAATACAATGGTAATGCCATTATTGTATGCATTAAATCCTGTTACATTGGATGGCACATCTGTTTTTCCAAGGGCTGTATACGATATTTCGGTAACCCAGCCTGAAGTGTTTCGAATGTTGTCGCTAGACCTAACGCGAACATCGTAAGCAATTCCTGAATCAATAGGTTGTATCCAACTTTCCACTTCACCGATAACATCGGCCACATTAATCCAAACTGAATCAGCAGACTTTTTATATTGAACTTCATAACCAACAACACGCGAATCATCTGCAGCGGTCCAAGAGGCTTTAATTCTAGCAACAACAGTTCCATCACCGGTTACAAATAATTCATTGGTGCCGCTGGCAAGCGTTAAACCTGTTGGTGGTTGGATTATTTGCGCACCAGGGTCTTCTTCAGGCGTTTCCGCCCCAACAACAAAAGATATTCTAGCCGCGCCGTTGTATCCAGATAAATCAGAGTTTGAACATTGCGTTCCTAGGTAATATGAATATCTTGGTACCGGTATAACGCCCGTAAGTTCTGGTGCTGTTACTGGGATTTGTTTTATGGGGGTGTTGCCATAACATGCGGTTACTTTATCCAATAAGGGAATCGTTGAGCTAACACCGTCAATAGCAAAGTACACTGCACCGGGTGCGCCGCCGGCACCTGATCCTGCCCATTGGGACACTGTGTTTGTTGTCCAAACACTTTCGTTAGGTCCAGCACCCCAACGATCACCTTCAAAGCCATCTGTGCCGGATATATCAATTAACCCACTAGCCCCAAAAGCAGCGCCACGCGATGTCATAAATAAACCAGCGCCGCCATTGCCGCCAGCACCACCGGCACCAGTTACCCAGTACCCAACACCGCCAAAGTTTTGACCGAATGTGTACACTCTTCCGGTTGCACCTGACGAACCAAGAAGGTTTGCCGGTATTCCTTCAACCGTTGAACCTATTATACTAAATGATAATTTAGGAGTAACAGGATATTGACCAAAAGTTGTATGCCCTTGATGTGATTTGTATGGTTGATAATTTTCACCTATTACCCCACCACCTGACTGCGGATTGCCTATAAAACCTGAAATACCTTTTGTATGATTTTCATACTTATAAGTTGATGTTGTTGTTGCTGGAGTTCGATCGCTAGATCGGTATGCAGCACCAACATTGCCGGCGCCCGCACCATTTATTTCACCATTAATAGTTAAAAAGCCTTTAACGCGAAGCTGAACATTATTTGTGATACTTAGAACCACGCCAGCATCAATAACTAAATCACCATCATGATAATAAATACTTGTAGATGCATTTTTTAAATCAGTGCCACCTGTTAAGGTGCAATTAGCATCAATATGCCCAACGCTACTTATGTCGGTATAATTTGTTGTGTAATCATAACCAGTTTGAATGAGTGTTGCTAAGTTATTACCTTCACTTGTATACCAAGCATCGGGTACAACATTGTCAACCGCAACTTGAGCTATTGCCGATGCTGCCTGCGATGACCCAAATAACGCAAAAGTTACCTTTCCGGTAATCCAATCTATCGATACATTTTGTATTTCAAATGTTCTGTCTAACTCAAGCCCTGTGTTGTAGTCTTTTACATTAGGCAAAGATAAACGAACCGTATCACCAACCTCTAAGATATTTGTACTTGGCAAGCAAGTAACAGAAATTCGCAAAGGTGGACCAGTATAACGATCTCTAAATGAATCAAACCGCTCACCTAACGTTTCGGTGCTGTGCCTGCTACCGTTTAAACCTCGAAACGAAAATTTAAGCGGCGTTGCCAACCCATGAACAGCAATTGAGTCATCGTCAATTAATACATTACGTCTTGTATATTTTTCTTTGCTATCGAGCCAATTCCATTTTATCTCGATATGATTATGTAAACTTTTCATATCGTGAAGTAGCGAAGAATGGCTTGCCACGTTATGTTGATCAAGCTGATAAACATATCCGGATTGCGATAACACGCTAACCATTCTTTTTAGGCCAAGCTGTCCGTCACTATAAACAGGGCTAAAGCAACCCATAGGTAAAAGCAATTCTTGCTCTATGAATTTTTTACCGTCTTGTTTTTTTAAGCCTTCAAACCGTAAAACAAAACCAAGGCTGTCGTTAGTTGTATCGAATAAGTCTTCAAGAATACCTGTGAAATCGCTTAAGCGAACATACGTTTCAGGTATACCTAAATGCCAAGATGTAGGTAAAGTATCCGGGCTTTGGCCAATTAACTTACCGGTTAAAATTGCATACGCTAATTTAGGTGCAGGCAATTCTAAATATATATATTCAGAAACCTCAGTTCGTCTTTCTGCCGAGGCTGACGTATCTATTTCGTGAAGTGCTTCTTTTGTATTTAACACGCCGCGCGTGCAGCCTGTAAAAGTTGTCGCCGTTTTTCCGGTGGCGCGTATTATTTCATCTTTTATTTTAAAGTAATAAACCGTTTGGCTAGGTGCATCTGAATAGGAATTAGAATGCGCTACTGATTCAAACGACGATGTATCGTAAACATTAACAACCGTGTCACCAATAGAAAGCGTTGAACTTAAATTTGTTGTTGCTAAATCAAATATATCTTTTCGTTCTTCACGTTGAACATCGGAGCAACGAAAGTTATAAGCGGCTTCATTGTATTCAACATCTTCAATAATTTGAGTTGTAACTAAGCTATAGTCTGCCCAATCAAGCCCTTCGTAACCAATATAAACCCGAACGCGCATACCGCGTAAACTCTTACCCAGTTGCAATTTATTGTATTGAAGCATGGTAACCGTATTGGCGTTATCAACCACTTGAAATGATAACGTACCGATAGTGGCCAGAGCCTTTTCGGGTGATACAGCCTGACTTGTGCCAGATAACCCTTTTATGACACCGCTAACAGATAAAGCGGCACCAGGTAATGCGGCGTCTGAGTGCGATGTAAAATAATATAAATCGATGTTAGCCGAATCAAATGCAATCTCAACAACGTATCTTGGGTCTTTGCTGACTGATGAATTCTTAACAATAAAGTTAGTGGTGTCGCTTCTCATATAACTTGAACTCTCATTGAGAGTGTATATATTTTCGAAGCGCCGACACGGTTAGTTTTTGGGTTATCTTTCAGAATATAATTTAAGGTGTTATCAGGGACAGCAATTGTTCCGTATAGATCAAGAGTAAATGATTCGTCTGCACGAACAGAGGCAATAAACTCATCCCAATACGGTAGTTCAGCTTGTGTTATGTGGTCTGTTGTTATATCCCAATATTCTATATCTCGAAGCAATAAGGTTTCTGTAATGCCGCTTAATGATACTGATTGACTTTTTGTAGCAACGCCGCTTCTGTTTAATGCGTGCGAGGCGGTTTCTAAATTATACGGCTGACCTTCACCATGTTTATAGCCGACAATACTTATATTTGAACCCGCTGATTCATCTGTGAGCGTTGACGTTGTTGTTATCTTGGTCGTCGTTGAATCAATTGATAATTGATGCCAACCATCATCAACAGCAGTATTGGCTACAAGCACCCAATCGCCGGCAACTAATCCTGATAGATCTGTTGTAACCGAGTTAATAGAATCGTCAGAAGCCAGAATTGATATATCAATATCGTTAACTGAAAAGGATGTTGGTACTATTTTTCTTTTTGCGGTATACGTTATTGCCGTCATACGTTTAACTCTAATGCTTGTCGGCTTGCTGAGCTAAATAAAACTCTGTCGCCGCGCTCCAATGCATCTGCTATCGCATCAAATACTTCATTAACTTGTTCACCTGTAAATGATGCCGAGCGACCGATAAGATTAACCGTTGTTGTGCCACCGCTAGCAACGGGGTTTTGATTTGTTTCAGCCTGCGTTGGTGCCCCGCCACCTAAGTTTGCGCCAGTCGCTACGCCGCCACCGGCGCCACCTGATACCGATACACCACCGCCGCCTGCAAATGATTGGTTTTTTATATTATCAATTTGTACTTTCGTTGCTATAGCGGCAGTTGCTGCATATAGAGCACCTAAATATGGACCACCCACTTTAGCGCCTGCCGCGTATGAACTTGTGATAGCCTCATAACCCTTAACTAATGCGTTAGCAAGGGCGAATTTTTTGCCCACTTCGAATTCTTTTTTCGAAGACGAAGCCATGAGTGTTGCGAGATTTCCCGTTAACCCTTTGGCTACATTTATTTTATCTTTTGCGGCTTTGAGTTCTAAAGCCGCCTTTGTTTTTTCAGCGGCCGTTTCCATTTCAATCAATCGGATCATTCTATCCGTATGAGCACTGGCGGCATTAAACTCTAAATCAAGGGCAGACTGATCATCGTCAGTAAATTTAGCGGCGGCTTTCGCGGCAACCATTTTTTGAGAAACTTTTTCAGCCTCTGCAGAAATGTTTTGAAGCGTTGCTTGCATTGCCTCTGAAGGTTTCGTTGCGTTTAATAATTGTTCCAAATCAAAGGCAACATCTTTAACAGCCAAACCCGATGCCATCGCCCAAATTTCCAAATCGGCGCTGGGTTTAGCATTTAAACCAGGCATCTTGTCTATAAAATTACTGATTGCCTTATCAGCCCAAGCAATACCCGATATAATGCCATCAAAAGCGGCAACGGCGCCCAGTTTCACTACTTGCCATGCTATTTCAATATTATGAATCGCATCACGAAACACGCCAATAGCATGAATAATGCCTTTAATCGAATCGAATACTTCCGTTTTAAAGCCGTTGGATTCTTTGGCAGCATCTGAAAATTTCTTCGAGATAACTTCTATAAATGGCGCTAAGTGGATTGCGATTGTCGTGCCTACGCCTTTAACAACAACCTGAATTCTTTTCATTGCATCGTTTGCGCGTTCTATTTTTGAAGCGTCTGCGCGTGATAAGGCAACACCATAAATTTCAGCTTCTTCTGCTGCTGCTCTTAGACCTTTTTCTTGAAGGTTTAAAGTATTAACGAGTGCGACCCCTTCGGAATCAAAAAACTTCATGGCAAGTCTGACTTTGTCACCTTGTGTTGCGGTTCCTTCCATTGCTTTTGCAATTTTTTGAAAAGCTTTATCGGGTGCTAACCGAGTAAGAGTTTGTGCGTCTAAGCCTAGTTCTTTTATTGCATCTTTGGCTTCACCGGTTCCGTTTGCTGCCTCAGATAAACGCCTAACCATACGTTGCAATGCCATGTCCATGGTATTAGAACTTACACCGGTAAGTTCGGCTGCATGACGTAAACCACCCAATGCCTGCGTTGTTAAACCAAGCTTATCTGACGTTTTCGCAAGTGAATCGGCCGCGCGTGCTGATTGAATGACAATTGCCCCAAAGCCACCAACGCCTACCAAACCAGCAACGGCTGTTTTGGCATTAAGAAGGATGCCACTCATTTTTTTAAGTGAGCCGTTAACAGAAGACAAAGCTTTTTTTGTTTGGTCCTTAGCTTTGATTGTTATCGTTTCTTGCGTCTTCATTATCTCTTCTTTTTAAGATGGTCATAACTTCAATATAATATTTTGGTTGTTCTAGTAAGCCGCCTGATTTTAAAAGTACCCGGCCTTTGTAATGTTCATACCAGTCCAAAATCATCCACGAGTTATCGGTTACCATTGGCAATAAACAGGTTTTTGATTCGATTAAACCTTTGACGCTCCATCGATAAATATGGGCGGGGTTATTTTCGTCACAATTTTTATGGGAACATGTATCGCAATTAAAGGAGGCTGGCTGCCCCATTACTTCAACTGCGATTAGGAGTTTTTTATTTCGTCCTCACTTGGTGTGCTGCGATTGATAACTTCAGATGCGAGCTCAGATAATACTTCCATGGGTAATTTGCGAATATTATGTGTGCTGAATTTTATGGGCTTATTATTAGCGTCGTTAATATTTTCCCACCCAGTAAGGCCATACCGTAGCGCCATTTTTAATCCTAGGCCGTTAAGCTTAAGGTCACCAAGGCGGGTTACTTCACCCTCGGCAAAGACTTCTATGTATTGTTCGCCATCGAGAGGTTTTATTTTAAATTTTGCAGGTAGCTCATCATTTACTTCAGATTCGAGCACATACCATGCGGGTGATATGTTTGTGTTAATAGTTAACGCCATTTTTGTACCCTGTAATAGTTATTTATGTAAAGGCAATTGATACTTCATCGTCAGTTGTCGATTCAGCCGCGGCAAAGTTTAAATTGTTTATACGAATACCATCCCGATCCCCTTGAGCAATATCACGATAGTAAACAGCGGGCATTGATATTGCGTAGATATTGCCGGCGGTTGACCCAACTGAACCGGTTGCCAAAGCCATTCTGGTTCCGTTGCGGTAGTTGGCTTCGAATGCTTCAGTGGCAACAAGTTCATCTTCAGGGTCAATCGAGCCGGTAACATCTCTCATGGTGATTTGAACATCACCATAGCTATCAACTGAAGACGGGTTTGGTGGTGTCGCTAAAGTAATCCCCATGTCAAAAGAAAACGTACCGATAACAGCGGCAAAACTGTCGATTGAAAAAGAAATATTTTTAAAAGCCACGGGAACAACTGCATCATAAGTACCGGTTGTAATGGTTACATCAGTTGGCGTTGCTGAATGACCAATAAAATTAAATGCCGCTTTACCTAGTCCACCAGCCTCGAATGAAAATGATACCGTACCACGGCAACCGGTTAATGTTGTTAAGCGACCATCTTGATAATAATAAATCGTTGCCGATTCAATCCCCGTTGAAACAGGAGTGTACGTAACAGACGTAGAGGCAACAATTGTTTCACCAAAACCGCAAGCACGTAATAAAGCACTAAGTTCGGGCGGCGTACCTACAGTACCCGAGCCTTTTAGTTCACAGTTAAAAGAAATTGCTCGCAGTGAACCACCGTATACTTGTTGAACCTTGCCAAGGCTGGCACGAACCACGGGGCGTTCATTCATTCTCGCGCCTTCCATAGCCCATGATGGCGTTTCTACTAATACCGCATCAGCAGCACCTGTTGGTATTGGATCGGTGTTATAAGTAGTTTCTGTTTTAACTAAAATGACTTCTCTATTTATTAACATTTTGTTTTACCTGTGGTTTATCTTTTTTAGGTTCGACAATAATCGAGCCGCCTTTTTTGGGTTTTACTTCCTTACGGTCGCAGTCACGCATTGTTTTTCTCCAAGAAAATCGTTTGTAAATGGCGATTTCGTACCTAAATCAATAGATTCAGGCTTAAATTTGGTTAATTAAATTGAGTTAATGGAAAATAGTGCAGTAATCAGCTATATATTAAGGAGTCTTTAAAATGCTGATAAGTTAAAGACTCGGGTTATCAATATTACGGCGATACTTTACTTCCCAATTAAAAGTTTGTGCGACAGTGGGTTTTTGGGCGCCACCATTGATATCAATTTCATCTGGATCCTCTTCGTTGGTATCAATAATAAAAGTTTCGCCAAGTTTCGGTGCTGCTCGCAGTGCCACATGGATTTCTTCGCGTATCGTATTAATCGTTTGTTCGTAGGCGGTTAAATCACGAACAGTAGCCGTTATTTTAATGATAAGATTCCAGTCAACTTCGCCATTAATATGTTCTTGTGCTTTATTTTCGGGCCCCATCTCAACATGCAGGCAAGGTAATTCACTTTCTTGCACCTCGTAAAGTTTGCCGCGAAAAACATTGGTGCCGGTTGTGGTTAAACTGGTAACCGCTGTTACGGCAGCAGCCATAACAGTTTCAACTCTATGTGTCATAATCGATTATCTTTGTAATGTTTGCAGCCAAAGAATGGGCCGGTTTCAATATGGTCGGAACCATTTAAGGCATCACTTGCTTTTCTAGATTCATCTAAAGGCGAACCACCACCAACGTGACTATGATGGCAAGGTTTATGATCCTGTGCATATGCGATATGTTCGGGTGCACCATCTTCAAGTTCTATTGGGTCTTGTCCCCAAAATTGGCAATGGCAACAGTTCATTATTGTTTCTCTAAAATTAAAGTTGTTAATCCGATGCCGTCAGGTTCAATACCAACAACTTTGTAATCCTGATAGTTTCCGTTTGGCTCTATACGAATAAATGCGCCATGCTCTACGTTAATAACGTCGTCTTCTGCACAACGGTATAGCGGCCGATAACCTTCGACGTTATTAAGCTCAACGTAAGCGCGCCGAAAAATTCCATTCAATTTGGATGTTCGGCTTGATGGGTGATACTGTCCCTTCGGTGTATAAAGCGCGGGGTCGATGCCCTCAAGCATAACGTGCAAATCTTCAGTAGGAATTTTTGGCATAATAAATTCTTATAAAATAAAAGACCGCAAGAAGCGGCCTTTTATATAATAGCTAATTAATTTAACGTACCAAAAGGTGCGTTTATTTTAACTTTTACGGTGGTATCGCCACTGCCGGCGGCTTCAATAACG